AGAAGGCCAACTACATCATTACGAGTCTCGAAGAAGAACTCGATAATGTCATCGATGGCAAAGAGTTCTCGATGTACACTTTTTGTCAAGCGAACGAATTGAACGCACAGATTCTCGGCATCGTAGCTGACTACTACCGTCCTCAATATACAGAGATTATGTCGAATGACGAGCAAGTTCAAGAAGCCTTCGGCAAGCGTCTGAAGTTTTGGATTAACTTTTGGCAGAGTTTCTTCGATGACATCGATCGTTATGTAAATAACAAGAAGGCTGTCAAGGTTCGTAAGCCACGTGAGAAGAAAGCAAAGTCTGCAGTCGATCTGGTCAAGAACCTTAAATACCAGAAGGAAGAGCCTTCACTCAAGATTGTCTCTGTCCATCCAGCAGAGATCGTAGGATGTACACAGCTATGGGCTTACAACACCAAATACAAGAAGTTGGCTCGATATGATTCGAGTGGTCCAGCTGGAATCCAAGTGAAGGGCACTACCTTGATCGGTTATGATGTCGAAACTTCTACAAGCAAGAGCTTGCGAAAGCCAGATGTTTCTATTCAAGCATTGCTCGGTGCAGGCAAAGTCAGCCTACGCAAGTTTATGGACGAGATCAAGACCGTAGAGTCGAAGCCGAATGGCCGAATCAATCAAGACACCATTCTACTAAGGGTTATTAAATGACGGACAACGTAATCTTATTTCCAGGTGTCAAGCGCGACGAGGCGCCGCCTCAGAACTTAGACGAAATTCATGATAAGGTTACTCAGACTCGTAAAGAACACGTGGCTGGAGTCATGAATGACATGATTCCTGACATAATTAATATGTTCGGAGCTTATGGCGTAGATATCAATGACGATAAATACATCAAAGATGTAGCCTTAGTCATGGAAGGCATCAAGGCATTGTTGCACAGACAGTATAATCTCGAGCATCCATTTCATAATATGTCTGACAACATATTTGAATTTAGATATAATGAAGACAGTACAATTGAATATACGTATACTTTACCAGATGAAGAGTGAGAAATTGAAATGATTATTATGGACCTTTCGCAGGTTATGATTTCCAATCTAATGATACAACTTGGAAACCACACGAATGCAGATATCGAAGAAGATCTTTTGCGACACATGGTGCTAAACTCTGTTCGAGCTTATAATGTCAAGTTTAAGAACGAGTTCGGCGAGATGATTATCGCATGCGATGCTGGTAATAACTGGCGCCGTCAAGTATTTCCCTATTACAAAGCCAATCGTCGTAAGAATCGTGAGAAGTCCGAGATCAACTGGACTGCCGTATTCGAGACTCTCAATAAAGTCCGCGATGAACTCAAGGATTACTTTCCTTATCGAGTCATTCGTGTCGATGGCGCCGAAGCTGATGATATCATCGGCACTCTTGCACAAACCTATGGCAATACCAACGAGAAGATCTTGATTCTTTCTGGTGACAAGGACTTTGTGCAGCTTCAAGCTTACATGAACGTACAGCAGTTTGATCCTGTACAGAAGAAGTGGCGTAAGACGAACGACGTCGATAAGTTCATCAAAGAACATATCATTCGCGGTGATACTGGCGACGGTGTTCCTAACTTCTTGTCAGCAGATGACACGTTTGTTGTCGGTGCCAGACAGAAACCTATTAGTCAGAAAAAATTAGATCAGTGGCTCGTATCAGATCCAAAGGAATTCTGTGACGAGAAGATGCTGCGCGGTTACCTTCGCAATCAGCAGCTCGTTGATCTCAACTTCATTCCTCCTGATATTAAGAAGGAAGTGCTCGTGCAGTACGAGCAGCAAGCTGGTAAAGGAAGAGATAAACTCTTCAACTACTTTATCGAACGTCGTCTCAAACTCCTATTAGAAAGCATTAACGAGTTTTAATATGCAAAGAACATTAGCGATAGCAGAGATCCTTGATTTGGTCAAGGAAGCAAAAGATGTACCATCAAAGGTTTCTGTCTTACGACAGTATGATAATGAAACACTTCGGTATATCCTTGAATTGGCATTCCATCCTAACGTAGGATGGTGGCTACCAGAAGGAGCTCCTCCTTATAAGCCGAGCGAAGTGCTCGACAGCGAAGGAAGACTCTATCAAGAGGCACGTACACTTCCTCTTTACCTCAGCGGCAATCGTCCTGACATTAAACAAGTTCAGCGCGAAATGCTTTTCATCGGTCTTCTCGAATCTCTTCATCCGAAGGATGCAAATCTTTTGATTGCAGTCAAGGATAAGAAAGTCGAAGGACTCAACGCAGCAACAATTAACGAAGCTTTTCCAGGGTTAATTCCAAATGAGCAACACGGTTAAGCGTTTTAGAAAATATAATGAAGAATATGACGACTCGAAAAATACATCACATGATCATCGTCAGCATTTGAGTGAGAAGCGGCTTCGATCTGCCCTTCGTTCTAAAGCAAAAAGCACCCTTTTAGATCTGATAGAAGATGAAGATTATTAATGCCTATATACGAATTTAGACTCAAAGAAACCGGAGAAGTTTTCGAGGAATTCTTTAACTATCAACAGAAAATTGATTTTCTCGAGGCCAATCCAGACATCGAAGAAATTATAGGCGCTCCTAATTTTGTATCAGGAATAGCAGGCGTAACTCACAAAAATGACTCGGGCTTTAACGACCTACTCAATAGAATCGGTAATGCCAACCCATACTCGCCACTCGGTGAACAACACGCTGATAAAGGTATTAAAAGCACCAAAACCAGAGAGGCAGTAAATAAGGCTCGTGCAACATAGCCAACCTCGTTTAACTAAGAGAGAAAAAAGAATCGCCAGACAAAATGGTGACACACAAGAAGGGTTGACATTTAAAACTCAAAATTTCAATTTAAAAAATATTAATCCACTCACAGAAAACCAGCGCATTGCGTTTGATGCTTTTGATGATGGAAAACATTTGATGTTGCACGGCATGGCTGGTACAGGTAAAACGTTTATTGCTCTGTATAAGGCCATTGAATCGATGATGGAAAATACCGGTGTACAAAATAAGATTTATATTGTAAGATCGGTAGTACCAACACGAGATATGGGTTTTCTTCCTGGAAACCAGAAGGAAAAGATGAAGGTCTATGAGGCACCTTACTATGCAATCTGCACCGAATTGTTTGATCGGTCTGATGCATACGAGATCCTCAAGCAGAAGAACGCCATCGAGTTTATCTCAACGTCGTTCGTTCGTGGTATTACCATGAACAACTGTTTTGTCATTGTGGACGAAGTCAATAACATGACGTTCCACGAACTGGACTCGGTGATCACTCGTATTGGTAAGGGTTGTAAAGTATTGTTCTGCGGTGACTTCCGTCAGTCAGATCTTACGAAGGACCAAGAACGCAACGGACTCAAGGACTTTATGAAGGTCCTCGGTAAGTTGAATGATTTTGTACATGTTGACTTTCTCGAACAGGATATCGTTCGATCGAAATTAGTGAAGGAATATATAATTGCTCGTCAAAAACTCGGACTTCAACCGTAAAGGTTTCGAATACGATCTGCTAGACTTTGCGGAGCTGCAAAGGATAGATGGTCCAACACGTCTCTATGAGACACCAGAAGGAAAGAGATATCCGTCTGTCACCGCCGTCCTCGGTAAGATGACTGATAAATCTGCCCTTGAAGCTTGGAAGAAAAGAGTAGGCGAGGACGAAGCAGCTCGAGTTTCATCTCGGGCTGCCACTCGTGGAACTAACATCCATACGATGTGTGAAAACTATGTGTTAGGCCATGACATCGATACGTCGATGCCTCATAACATGATGATGTTTCGTCAGATCAAGATGATCCTTGACGACAAGGTTGACATGATCAGAGCCACAGAATGTACGCTCTTCTCCGATCATCTGAAACTAGCAGGTTCATGCGACCTCATAGCAGACTACGACGGCCGTCTGTCGATCATTGACTATAAGACTTCTGCGAAGCTGAAGCGAAAGGACTGGATCGAAGGATACTTCCTACAGACCAGTCTCTATGCATACATGCTATGGGAAATGACAGGCATCTTAGTGAAGGATATCGTTATCATCATTGGTGTCGATGATTCTCTCGAGGCACAAGTGTTTAGGGAACGTCCTCAAAACTACCTTGAGAAAGCGACCGATCTGGTTCGATCTTACCATCAAATGTACGGATAAGAAAATGCGGCTTCGGTCGCATTTTTTTTGACAATAAACATGTACATTTTATCAAAACTTTGGTAAGGTGGACCTATAATCAAAGAGGAAAAAATCATGACTAACACCATTACCTTCGACTTCGACTACAACCACAACATCTTCGAAACTCTCGCTTCGTATTATACCACTATCACCGACATTCAATACACCACCGTTACCCGTAACGGAAATCCAACCATTTGTATCACTTTCGTCGACATCGATTCCGCCAATAAATTCAAAACCGAAAATCACCTCTAATTTTCGAAATAAACATGTACAATATTTCGAAAACAAGGTATCCTGGATATATGATAAAGAAGG